TAAATAAACGATTCCAAGTTTATTATTATCACCAGTAGAGGGTGTAGTAGAATTATTTGTAACAATTCTTGCTAATGTTCCGGTATCAGATCCAATAATGTCTTCACCAATAATAGCATTAGTACCTACTTGAGATATTGATGAGAATTTAAGCACATCTAAAGTAGGATCTGCAGTGTTTGTTGATTCATATACTGCAAGAACTTTAGATACATCAGGAACATTTAAAGAGATTTTATCATCCTGAACTCTTAATCCATAATATTGATTATATGTTAATCCATCATTAATTGAATCACTAGTTGCTGCACCAGACTGAACAAGTTGTGATAGATTTACAATATTTAAAGCACTTCTGGTATATTCCTTAATCTTACTTTGGATGCCATTCTTTACAAGAGTTGCATTTACAACAACAGATCCACTGACAGGTAATCCACTAATAGTTACATTATTACCTGCAAGACTAAAGGAATCTGATGTAATTGTTCCGATTCCACCAGAAGCATTATAGATTATAGAATATCTTTCTTGATCAAATGATTCAAAAGATGCACTACTAATTCCTGTTACATCGGATAAATTAAATGTCAGTTGTCCTCCAGAAACACTCTTTCCAGTTATTTGTTTAGTTATTGATAATTGAGAATTAGAAAGATTTACTGAAGAAATATTGGAATCGGGAAGATCTGCATAAAGAGATCCATTTTCAATATTTCTCAATTCTGTAACTGCAAGTTCGATATTATATGTTCCATTAGTAGCTTTTCCATGAACAAAAACATCAGATACAGAGGCACCCGTGTCAGTTACTGTTATCGTGGTTAAGTTCCCACCTACATCAGAGACTCTATTATATCTTAAATTAGTTCCATCTTGATATCTTATAATGTCACCAACCTTAATACCAGTGAAAAGATTTCCTGGACTCGTAAAGACACCTGTAGAACTTACAAAGTTTGCTTCATTAACTCCTGCAATTTTTCTAGAATTAAGAGCACTATCTGCTGTAAAGTCTTGCGAGTATCCGGAGAAACTATTAGTATTTTGAGATACTGATTTAATGTCTCTGATACCATAAACTTTAAACTCTTTCAATGCCAAAGAAGCATCTACACCATTAACCAATAATTGTTCATCTGCAACAAATGTCCCAGAAGTTTGGTGAACATTTAATGATGTTCCACTACCAGCAGCAACTGCAAAACCTGTTGCACCACTACTCTTACCTTTAATAAATGATGTTGCTGGAACTTCTGTTCCTGATACGGATCTATTAAAGGTTAAATTTGTATAAGTTTGAATATCATAAAGATATAAATCCCATTGAGTTGCCGCACCAGAATATGCTGCATCTGTTAAGTTAAATGTATATACTCTTGCTTTTCCAATAGTTTGCTGACCAGAAGTATCTCCTTTTAATTGAGACTTTAATTCAATCTCTTCATGTTCTTTCGGAGTGGCACTAACATTATTAACTCTCAATAAACGTCCCATTTCAAAAGGAACATTAATACTCGATATGTTTTCAGTGTCTCTTGGTTTTTCAACATCAGAAGTTACTGCTGCATCAAGTTTAACATCATATCCAGATACATATGCTTTTCCAGGTGATACCTGAACACACATTAAATCATCAGATGGAGTATTTAATTCTTCTGTAACTTCGTTTTCTAAAAATAGACCATCATTATTAATTCTATCATTTAAAGATTCTAAAACATTTACTCTAAATTCATCAACAGTATAATGTCCAGATTCATCAAAAGTTCTTTCTGCTATATAATCTCTAATAATATTATATACTGTTTTATCAACTACTTTCTTTAATTTTCCATCATCAACTCTAAGAACTTCTATAAAGTCAGTGTCATTAAAATCCGTTAAAGATTTTTTAACTAGAGTTAATTCAATTTTAAATCTATCTGCACCGGGAGCTGCAAAATTTGTGAATCCTTTTGCATTATCATATAAAGAGTCATCATCTTTAGCAGTTATTATCTTTTCACTTACTTTTAATCCAACCCTATAAGATGGAGAACTGCTATAATAATCTAATATTAAAGTTTGTTTAGAAACATTGACAAAATTACCTCTTACAAAATAAACTCCGTTATCAATAGACGCAGCAGAACCAATAAATATTGCATCTCCTTCTAAAACAGAAGCAAATACCGTTCCAGCATTAATAACAGTATTTCCAAAAGTTATATTTTCAGATGCAGTTAAATTTTCTCCGGGTGTAAAAGTAGTTGATTCGGAATCAGTGCCTGCATTATTGTATTTTACATAAATCGTTAAATTATCTACTTCATCACTATCTGTAGTTAATGCAAAGTTTTTAATTGTAGCACTTACACCAGATAATACACCTGTTATAGTTTTTCCAATGGCATTTTTAATATAAAATGAAACATCTACTCCCAGATTGGTGGCATTTAATTTTACTGCAGAGTATTCACCATCAAAAGTTATTCCTCCTGGAAGAACCATAGAACCTTCTTTGAAGATATTGCTTCCAAAAGATTCTACTTGATTTTGTAAAATAGACTGAAGAGTGGTTAATTCTCTAGCCTGAACTGGAAATCCTGGTTTAAATAAAACTTTATAAAAGTTTTTACTTTTATCAAAGTCATCATAATATGGGCTGATATTTAAGTCTGTTTTTTGTGCCATCTTTTTTTAGAATTCCAGAATGATTTTAACGTCTTCTTTTTGCCTAGAGTCTCTTTGAACTGTGGGTCGATTGTCGATGTAAATTATATCCCCTGTCTTTTTATTTATCTCAGGATCTGCAAGTCCATTTGTAAAATTAACTCCTAAATTAATTTGTTTAGAATTAATTGTCACCACACTACCACTAAAACTTGTGTCTATGGTTCCAGCAGGACTTAATCCTGCAACAGCAGTACTAAATCCTACAATGGCAGAAGTATCGTTAGAATCCGTTTGGTCCACTTTATTACCAAAGCACAAGGATCTATCTTGATAATATTTTAAAACATTAGTTTCTTTATCATAAGAAGCAACATATCCTTTTGCAACCGTTGTAACACCAGCTCCGCTGGTTATAGTTTGCGTTATTTCTTGACCAATATTAATTGATATTGAACTAGTTAATTTAATGGCAAAAAGTGACGAAAATTGATTTTCATTAAAAATTGTTGTTCCCGAAAAGGTTTCTGGATTTTTTATAATACCAACTTGAGCAAATTTGGTATCTATAGGAAAATCTTTAGTAGAATCATCAAATCTGGAATATAATAATACTTTATCAGTTCCTAACTCTTGATAAACATTGTATCCATGACCTTTAGATGGTGGAATTATTGGAATTAATTTTGCATTTTGTCCATCTTGATTCTTTAAGTCAATAGCTCCAAAAGTATAACCCTTGCCTCCTTGAGTTACTGTTATTTCAGTTATCACTCCACCGGTTGTTTTTATACTTACTTTTCCTCCAGTTCCATCACCTACAATATCAGCAGTTCCATCTTGATATCCAGTTCCACCATTTTCAATATATACTGTTTTGATTTGATTGTTATTATTATCAGAATTTCCACCATCTCTGATTATTTGAATATCAGAATCTGTAGTAGTTAACCAATCATTTGGGACAACAAAAAATTCCGTAGAATCAAACTTAATAACATCTGATGGTGAAATTTTAAACAAATATTTCCACACATATCCATCACTCAATGTACTTGGTTCTGGATCAGTCTGCGTTGGTTTAATTGTTGATAAAGGGACAGTGACTGTATCAGTAGGTCCTGTGGATCCAGAAGTTCCATTATCAATGCAAATATAAACCTTAAACTCATCAGTAATTACATAATATTTTGCACCATATAATGTTAAAGACTTATTGACAGGAGATTGATTACCTTGCCCATAATCATGTCTATACATATCATAGGCAGTATTTTCAATCCAATCAATTCTTGTTACAACTCTTCTAGCGTTTTCCGTGGTAATTTTTTTACCAAATAAACTAGTATTTTTATAATGAGATAGATATTGTAAATTATCTATCGGATTATTGGTTGTGCTTGTATCCCAATTAGTAGTTCTACCAAATCCTGGATTTGGTGATGTTGGATTTGATAATCCTAAAAAAGCATAATAAGAATTATTACTGATAGACTCTACAAAGGAACCAGCATTCAATATTCTAAATTGATCTGTTACGAATGCAGCCATATTGATAGTTTTTTAGATATTTATACGATATAATTAAGATTCTATTTTGGGAAGAGCACCGGTTTTTCTAATTCCAACACCTCTTCTTTGAATAGTAGGATATGTTGCTAAACCCGAAACAACATTTCCGGTTACGGCAATTGACACTGGATTTGAAGATCTTGTTCCACTAGATAATCTTCCCCATGAATATCTTCCAACAATATTATTTGGATGACTTCCAGTAGTAGTAATTCCAACAATGTTTGTATTGGAATTCACATTGCAGGTTATAACTCCTACATATGTGCTTCCTGATAACTGTTTGGATGACCAGTCACCAACATAATAAATGTTATCTAAACATGTAGTTCCAATACCAATCGTATTAGAATTTAAACCAGTAGTATCAATTGAGGTCACACCGTTGCCAACATTAGTTTCATTGATATAAATGGGATATCCGGTAGATAATCCACTGAGTGTTGCACCAGTATCGATAATTGTAAATACAATAGCTAATGGATTAGATGCAGTTCCTGCAGATGTTGTAATTCCAGTGACAATTCCAGAAGAACCGTTTATAGTGCTGAATGCTGTGATTTTTTCAACTAATCCAGTTGTGAATCCTGTTGTCGCAATTCCGTTTACAATCAATCCATCACATGGAGTTGAAAGATCATTATAACCACCATCATCAGTTTCAAAACTGAATAATTTTGAATTTTCAATAAACACTTCTGTATCAGTTGTTGATACATCTTTAATAATTCTTGCGGTTGGGAAAATTAAAGGTTCGATTGAATCTCTAGTTTTGGATATAAACTCACCATTAATTTTTTTACCTATTTTTTGTTTAGTCCATGAAACTGGTTTTTGATTTTGATCATCAACCCCAACATCACCATAACGGTTAGTTTCAATTCTATCAGATTCTGTTAAATTATAAACCGTTCTATTTCTCTGTGTTACTGTATTTGGAACGATATTATTACTATTAACTTGAACAATATCACCAGGTTCTATGGTTGGTTTGACATTATCATTTTGTAAAGAATCTTTGCCCCTAAGACCCTTGTAGTAATAAATTTCAACCTCATCTTGAGGTAAAGGTGCTTTTGCAAATACAAAAGATGTTCCACCTTCAAATATGTAATTAGTTATAGGTTTTTGAATAACACCATTTATAAAGATTATCAATACATTATTCATGTTATCTTTAATTGGTTGATTATTATCAGATTCAAAACTAAGAAGTTCTCCATTATAATTAAGTGGGAATCTGGTTTTACTTCCATCTTGAAGTTCTTTGATACTATCAATATAATCAAGTTCCCCAAATTCCCAAGCAGCAAAACTATCAGAATATGTTTCGAGCACAGTAAGTTCAAAATTGGATATTGGGGAGGATAATCTAGAGTCTGTAACTAAACCAACTGGTTTGATTACATCACCTTTTTGGAATGAATATCCTGATCTTGAAATTTGGAAATCTGTTACTTCATAATGAGTAGATCCTATTCCTACAGTTGTAGAAGATCCACCAACTCTGACATCCACTAATAATCCAATTCCAGTATCTGTTGTTGCTCCAACTCCAAGTCTAGAAACTCCAGTAACAGGGAGATTTTCATATGCCGGATCGTCTACAAATATTTGTGGGTTTGTGTATCCAGTACCACCACCAACAACATTGAACGATAATGTTCCACCTGCACCAACGTTTGCTGTTGCTGTTATTGTTGCCGCAGTACCAGAATGCCCCGACTCAAAAACACTAACTCCAATAGAAACTAATCCATTATATCCAGATCCAAGATTGTCAGTGGTTCCTAATCCTACGGATACAATAGATCCACCAGCACCAACGACAGCAGTTACAGAAGCACCTACAAGTGGTGCAAATCCAAGTCCAGGAGTAGATCCAAGTGAAACTATGATTCCACCTCTAGGAGTCTCATTTTGATTAACATCAGTATCTGAGGTTACAAATTCTGCGGGATCTATACCTGGTTTTGTTATTCCAGAAAATTCTACAGTTGTTATTCCTGCAGAGATATCTTCATTAATTTCATAATTGAATACAGCAGGATTGTTTGCAGTTTTTGGTGATTGATAGATACTATTAACAAAGACAAGACCACTTCCACCTGTAGTTCCAATACCAGTAGTATTTGCTCCACCAACAGTTAATGTAAATGTTCTTCCTATTCCTGTAAATTGATCGGATATATTATCATAAACTTTATTGGTGTCTTGTAAATTACCACCATCATCAACAATAGATTTTAAGAATGTTCTTCCGGTAAATGATGATGTTTCAAAATCTAAATTGAGTCTAGTTTTATCAATTTGAGGATTTCCTCTAGGTGCTTCTGCAAAATGAATTTCATCATCTACAATATTAAATGCTCCTTTGTAAATTCTTGCTTCAGTGTTATCTGAATGAGATGTTGCAGAAGATCCAACAAATCCTCTATCAACTTCAACAAGATTAATACTTCCACTGTTAGTAATTGGACCAATATTTGTAGTTCCAAGTCCAACATTAACTATGCCCATGAACTCCTCATCAACATATAATATATCTTTTATGTTAATTGTTGAAATTCCACTTAAGGAAACAAAGGTGGTGCTAACTCCTAATATACCTCCAATATTTCCTGATAAACTGTGTGCTATTCCAGTATATGCAATTGGAGATTGAACCAATTCATCAACAGTAATAATACACTTGGAATTTTTCTTCTTCATGGTGAACCTGTGAGCATTTCCTTCTCCCAAGGAAGTAAATGTTGTTCCAATTCCACTTATAGCATTTGAAGTTGATATTGCGACTTTAAAAGTATCTTCCGTGAGTTTAATAGCGTATACTGAACTTGGTAAAAGATCAGTGGCACTTGTCATCATGGCACTGGTTCCAACACCAACGATTGTGGAGTTTGGAGTATAAATTAACTCTTCACCAGTATAGAAGAAGTGATCTTCAATAGTGAATATTCCAGTAGTTGCTGCCAAAGATACTGAATTTGGATTAAACTGTTTTGAGAATATTGGTGTATTGTTTGTAGTAAGTTTAAAGTTTTTTCTATTGATTCTAGCACCGTTAATTGCATTATAGAATTTTTCATCAATGCTTTCAGTAATAGATCCATATTTTAAATCACCATAAACATTGAGGGTATCTGTTCCGGTATATAATGACTTACTGAAAATTTCAATATCAGTTTGCTGAGTTTGATCATCTGGATAGAACTTTAATATCAAATTACTACCAGAAATTTCTCCATCAAATGTTCCAATACCAGATAAAGTATCGAGGGTATTAACAGTAGTATCTACCGAAAGGAAAGGTAATTGTTGTGTATAAACATCAGTTCCATCAAATATCATCATGACTTGATGAAGTGCTTTACTAGAACCTACACTAACTTGTACTACAGATTTTGATGCATTAAATAATGTCTTATCTAAAGTATGAATAGTAGTGGATGCTATACCCACCATAGATTGGAATCCGGATTGATAAATTGCACTTCTCTCTCTTCCGTTGGTTTGATCTGCAGCCAGGAATCTAAATATGCCTGTTCCGGATGTGGTTGTTCCAAATCCGACAACATTGGATCTTATCCTAAGTGTATCGGGAGAAGTATTTTCATGTACCAGTGATAAAACTCCACCTCCTAAATCTGTGCAAGTGAATAAACCTATCGGATCTCCTGTTGAAGAACTTAAATCATTATCAATATAATATTCAGACATATATGTATTTGTTCCATCATGTGCAATATACAATCGAACATAGTTCATATCATCATTGCCAGTATTTCTTACTTGTGCATTAACATAAAGAGATTCAAAATTATTAGAATTCAGTGAAATTATAGTAGTTGTTCCTATACCAACAGAAGTAGTTTCTACATCTACGGATCCAGTTAAATCTACAAATCCAATAGCAGTTGTTCCTACTCCAGCAACAGTTGAATTAAAAACTTGTTTGATTAGTTTAATATCATAATCTGTATTAAATGGATCAACTGGATTAAATCTCAGAAAAGTTTCATCAAATTCATTTTCTTCTAAATCAAATGATCCATATGAAGTGTCTGAATTTTGTAAAGACTCATTTTCAACAATAACAGTTTCTTTTTTATCACTTACGATAGTTAAGTCGGTCAATTGTACTTCACTACCATCTGTGCTAACGACTCTGAGCAAATAATTATGATATGATATATCATCAACTTCTTGTATTGATAAAAATTCAGTATTTTCATCTTCAAAATTTGAGAACTGCTTACTTATGTCATCAATATTCAATACATTGAGATTTTTTAACTCAGTAAAATTGGTCAATCTTTTATTTTTAAATCTCAAGAATTTTGATTTTTCATCAATAACTTCACTATCAATAACATTGTCAAAATTATTAATAGTATCTACTCTCTTTTGATCGATTACATCATAAACAATAGTAAATCCATCACTAGACTTTCCTAATCCTGCATTAACAGATTTAGATATTTGAGTATCTGCAAAGTTCTTTAATCCACTAGTATGAACCAAATTTTCTACAGGAGACTGTTGATCTTTATATGTTATGGAACTTTTTACTGAATATGAGAGATTTTGATAATAATTATTATCGGAGGTAACTTGATAATCCTCACTTAATTTTCCAGTTTCAGTGTCCCATCCAATATCTTGTAAATTAGAATAATTTACATTAAAGATTGCTCTATTGTTAGTTAATTTTTCTATTGTAGCAGTATTACCAGACTCAGTTCCAGTAATAATTTCTTCAACAGATAATTCATACAATCCAGAAACTTTTAATTTATTTCCTTCACTTTCTACAACTGTTAAATCTATATTTTGATTATTTGAAGATAAAGTTTCTCCAACTAAAAATTCAGATTGTTTCTGGGTTATTTTAAATGATGGATAATCAGTTTCATTAATTAAAACTCCACTAAAATCCTGAACAGTTTTTGCAATACCAGTGTTTGTAGTTAATCCGGATATATCAAATGTTACTTTATTATTAACAAAAGAAGTATTATCATAGTTGCTTACCTTAAACAATTTAAATCCATAATCTTCAGAGTTAAATCCACTACCATCACTACTAAGTTTTTGAATTCCTTCAACATATACAAGATCACCAACTGCAAATGGTTCAACTGTAAAGGATCCAGTGCTTGGTGTTGATATAAAACATGAGAATGTATCTGAACTCGAAGATTCTACTTTAACAACAGCGACTCCATTTGTATTATTAGTAGTAAAGATTTCTACCCCACTATCAGATAATCCTTTTGGAGAAATTTCAATATCTACAGATGAAATCGAAGATCCGGTTAAAATTGGATTTAACAAACCAGAATTAATAACGTTTCGTGTAGTAGAATCAACAATTTTTAATATTGGAGTTTCGATATATCCATTTCCACCATTTAAAATTGTTAAAGTGTCTATAGTATTAGAATTTTTTAATACTATGTTTGGAGATACACTAGCTTCGGGTCTTAATGTTTTATCTGAGGAATAAGTAAATCTATTATTTAAAATTCTTTTTTCTTTTATTGAACCAATCGCAGTTGATTCTACGTTCACAATCAAATCGGAACCAGAAACTGAGTTTGTGGATTTTAAAGTTGGTGTTTTCTTATATTCAGATCCAAAAGATAAAACATTTAATGATTTAACAGATCCAGTTGTAGAAATCGATGTTGTGGAATATTCCAGAGTATCACACTCAGCAGAACTATATGAAGATTTCTCAGGTTTTTTATCAATATTTAAATTGAAAGTTGTTGTTCCTATACCACTTATATTGTAAGTATTATTATAAACACTGGCATTATATCGAATACTAGAATTTTTTTGAACGTCAGTGTCTGGATTTACCACTACCCCATTTTTTTCCAGATTATAATATAATTCTTCTGGAATTGTAGAACTATATTCTAAAGTCAATGTTGCAGTAGTTCCAAGTCCAACAGTACCTATTTCAGACAAACTGAATGAAGTTGTAGATCCTGTAGATACAAATTGATTTTTAAATTGAGAATCTGTATAAAGTTTAAGTTTATAGTCTGCCAAACTTGTATCAGAAAGATTAAATACTAAGTTATTATTCTTTATGACATCCAATCTTGGATTAATCAATGCTAGATTTTGATTGGAACCCCCTGTCGAAGCAAAACTTACGACAGATGGAGGAATTTGTTGAGAATCAAAGTAAGTTTCACATAATTTAATTTTATTTTTATTGACTTTATATACAAAGTATTCAACTTCACTTAAAGGACCGTTTTCATAAAAAACTTTATCTCCAGTCTTTAATTCATGATCATTAATAGTGATTTCATTGGTTGTTGAATTAATTCCTGTAGAATTAAATCCTATTGGATTTATGATAATATTGTTAATTTCGGAATTATAAATTACACTAACCGCAGTAGAAGTTCCAATACCAACGGAAAGATTTGGTTCTACATCCAAAGTAATACTATCACCATTTTGAAGTCCATGTGATGTGGAAACAGAAACAGTTATTACATTTTTTTCAATATCACCAGTTATTTGCGTAAAATTGGATCTCAGTGAATATTCATCATTATCTACACCATTAGTATGGAAAAACAACTCTTTACCGTTAACTGCAGTCTTTAATCCAATAAGATTTGGATTTTTATTAACAACAAAAAGATTTGATGGAATATTACTTTGAGTTTGACCATCAGTAGATATTGACAGTGTTGTTCCGTTAGCAGTATAAATGACTGATTGATTTGTTTTGAATGGGTGATTTTCAATATGAAGACCCTTGGTTGGAATATCTCTGACTACAGAAATATCTCCAAAGACAAAGGACGTTGAATATCCAACACCACTTGATGTTCCTACTCCAACAGATTCATGAGGATTGAAGAAAACAGTATTGTTCACTGCAGATTCAAACTTATCTACAGATTTGGAAATAGTAAATGAGTCTGGTAAGAATGATACTGAAGTTCCTTCACTATGAGATACTCCAGCTAATCCTCTCTTAACTCTTAAAATATTTTCATTTCGATATATATCAAGAATTTTTAATGTTTCTGTTCCAACTGAAATACTACTGCCAATTGAAACTTCATCTGGAACTGGTGCAACATATATTTCTGTTGTGAATCCAGCAGATGCTGCACTTGTTATTGTTGAAAGGCATCTTCCATTCGTATAAGATGGAACAGTAATTTGATGTGTTCCGTTTAAAGATGTTAAATTAGTAGAAAATCCTGATATTGTGATAAAATCTAAATCTAAGAAATCATGTTTTGGCAATATTGAAATTTTTACTTTTTGAGGAGATTCCCATGTAAATAAAGAATTTAAATTAGTAGTAGTATTTGTAACAATATTTGCAATATCTCTACCCTTTATAGATTTTACCTCAACATTTAATCCACTACCAGAAGTGCCAGTTTCATCAAATATCAGTTTATCTCCAACTTTAAAATTATTACCTCCATTCTGAATCTCTACAGATTCCACCGCACCAGAATTTACAGATAAAATTTCTATCTTTTGATCCAAAACATCACTGGTTTCGTTGATAAAATCATAATCTGCATCTTTTTCTGATACTTTGTATGGTAAGGTATTTCTCAATAAATTGGAATTATTGAAATCAAAGGATTGATCTAAGTTGGAATCAGAAATTAACTTTGATCTGTACTTATTACCTATGAAATATGGAAATTCATCTATTGTTGCGTGATAAGCATATACACCATTTGGATACTCATCGTTTCTTTCATACCTTCCATTATATTCATCTAAATCTC